GGCGATCTGTGGCTGCTCGGGCCTGTCGGCGATGGCGCCGGCGGCACGCACCGGGTATTGTGCGGCGACTCGACCAACGGCGAAGTTACGGCGCGGGTACTGGCTGGTCAGAAACCGCCGTTTCTGATGGTCACCGATCCGCCCTATGGAGTGGAATACGATCCGGAATGGCGGGTCGCAGTGGACGGCGGTGGCCGGCACGCGCTGGGTAAGGTCGCCAACGACGACCGCGTAGACTGGACGCCCGCCTGGAGCCTATTCCCCGGCAACGTGGCTTACGTCTGGCATGCCGGCATCTACGCCGGCGAAGCGGGCGCGTCACTGGTGGCGGCAGCTTTTGAAATTCGCGGCCAGATCATCTGGCGTAAGCAGCACTTCGTCATGAGCCGCGGCGCCTACCACTGGCAGCATGAACCTTGCTGGTACGCGGTACGCAAGGGCAAGTCTGCTCAGTGGCGCGGCGACCGGAAGCAGACCACGGTCTGGGACGTGGCGAACCTGAATCCGCACGGTGGCAACCGGGAGGAACAGCAAACCGGCCACGGCACCCAGAAGCCTATCGAGGTGATGCGCCGCCCGATCCTGAACCACACTGAGCGCGGCGATGTCGTGTACGACCCATTTCTGGGCAGCGGCACGACGCTGATCGCGGCCGAAGCCACCGAGCGGGTCTGCTACGGCCTGGAAATCGATCCGCAGTACTGCGACGTGATCGTCCGGCGATGGCAGGAGTTCACCGGCAGGGAAGCCACTCTGGATGGCACTGGCCGGACGTTTGTCGCGATCGCGGAAGAAAGGCTGGCGGTGGCGGCGTGACAGCACCATACGCTGTGCTCTGTGGCAACTGCCGGGACCTCGCGGCGGTTCGTCGTCTAATGGACGGCGAGAAGGCCCAAGTCGTCATCACCAGCCCGCCGTACGCCGCGCAGCGCGATTATGACAAGTCTAGCGGCTTCGAACCGATCCCGGCGGAGAAGTACGTGGACTGGTATAAAGGCGTCTCCGACGTATTGCAGGATGTCCTGGCGCCGGATGGATCGTACTTTTTGAACATCAAGGAACACGCCGAGGACGGGCAACGGCACCTGTATGTCAAGAAGTTGGTGATCGCGCATGTGGAGTCCTGGGGATGGCGATTCGTGGACGAGTTTTGTTGGCGGAAGACGGACAACGGTGTACCCGGCGGCTGGGGGAATCGATTCAAGAACGCCTTTGAACCGGTGTTTCATTTTTGCCGGCAACGCCAGATCAAGTTCCGACCCGCAGCCGTCGGCCACCTCTCCCAGGATTGTTTCGATTACTCACCGGGCAATCCAAAATCTGCCAGCGGAAGTGGCTTGCTCGGCTGCGGTCGAAGAGGGATGGCTACAGAAGCCAATGCCAAGGGCGCGGGCATGCGCAAGACGCGACAGAGCGATGCGCAGGGCCACTTCAACGGGATCGCGCGTCCCTCCAATGTCATCGAGGCGTCCACCGAGAGCAACCAAGGGTCGCACTCTGCCCCGTTTCCCGTGGCATTGCCGCAGTTCTTCATCCGCGCTTTCTCCGATCCTGGCGATTTAGTTTTCGATCCGTTCGGAGGCAGCGGAACGACGCTGATGGCGGCGATGCGCACGGGCCGGCGAGCGCGTTGCATGGAGATTAGTCCGGGATACTGCGACGTGGTGGTGAGGCGCATGACCGAAAACCAAACCGGGGTCGAAGCGAGACTAGCGGAGACCGGCCAGAGCTTCGAGCAGGTGAGCGTTGGTCGCCGGCTGGCTGCCGAGGCTGCGCTTCGGGTACAACCAGGGGCAGGACGCTAATGGGGATCAGGGGACCAGCACCGAAACCGAGCGGCATCCGCGTGCTCGAGGGAAACCCGGCCAAGCGAGCCCTGCCGGCGGACGAGCCAAAGCCGTTGGGCTGCGCACCGGACATGCCGCGCTATCTGGATAGCGAGGCTCGCCGGGAGTGGAAGCGGCTGGTCCCGATCCTGCTCGCCATGCGGGTGCTGACGGAGGCGGACGGTGTCGCGCTGGGCAACCTGTGCCAAGCGATTTCCATCCTGGGACGGGCGCACAAGGACATGCGAAAGGCCACCAAGGCAGGTAGCTCTGGCCTGCTGATGAAGACCCCCAGCGGCTACATCCAACAGTCTCCGCTGATTGGGATCATCAACGGCCAAGCGGAGGTCATCAACCGGATCTCGCGCGAATTCGGGCTAACTCCGTCGTCGCGCATGCGGCTGTCGGCTCTGCCTGAGCAGACGATGGATGCCCTGGAGGCTAAGCTGTGTGGCTGAATATCGCCCCGAAAAGTGCGCGTACTGCGCTGCCGAGACCTGGTGCGAGATCCGGCGTAACGGCAAGCCGCAGTGCCGGGCGTGCAAGATCGAGAGGTTCTTCTCAGAAATTCTCTACCCGCCGCTCGGTTATACCCTCATGGGTTGGCAGCGCAAGGTCTTGAGGGAACTCTACGGCACCGTGCGTCCGGAGGACGGCAAGCGGCGCTACCGTGCCGGCTACGTCTCGGTGGCCAAGAAGAACGGCAAAAGCTTTCTGATCGGCGGCCTGCCGATTTATCACCTCCTCATGGAAGGCGAACGCAATCCCGAAGTCTACGGCGCCGCGGCGGCCAGGGACCAAGCCGCGATTGTCTTCCGTTCGTCGCAGCAATTGATCAGCGCCAACCCGGATCTGCAGGCCAAGCTTAAGGTGCTCCCGAGCACCAAGCGCATTGTGCGGCGCGATGGCGGGGGCTTTTACGCGGTCCTATCGGCCGACGGGGATCTGCAGGACGGCATCGAACCGAGTTTGGCCATTCGGGACGAAGTGCACCGGTGGAAGTCGGCGCGCGCCGAGACCTTGCGCGACGTGCTGGCCAAGGGCATGATCTCGCGCGAGGAGCCGATCGACCTGGGCATCACCACCGCCGGCGCCGAATACGAATCGCAGCTGTGGTTCCGCGAGTATCAACGCGCCAAGCAGGTCCTGGACGGCTCGCTGCGATCGGACTCTTTCTACGCGGCCATCTGGGAAGCCGACGCCAAGCGCATCGAGAGCGACCCGGAGTACTGGAAATCGCGTGAAGCGCGCTTGACGGCCAACCCCAGCCATGAAGACCTCGGCGGCTTCCTCAAGGACTCGGCCATCGTCGGTGAATTGGAAAAGGCACTGGCGCAGCCCGCCGAACGCTCGAAGTACCTGCGCTACCACCTCAACGTGCCGATCAAAGCGCAGGAAGATCCCATCATCGACATGGCGCAGTGGCAGCGCTGTGGCGGCGGCCAGGATCTGCGCGATTGGCCGGCGTACGACCCGGACAGGCTGGCCCGCGAGTGGGGGCTGCTGCATAAGCCATGTTGTGCCGGCGTGGACGCTTCCTGGACCACGGATCTAACGGCGGTGGCTTTCGTCTTCCCGCCTACCGATGGCGACATCTGGACTCTCCTGCCGTTTTTCTGGATGCCCCAAGAGCGGGTGCCCCTATTAGAGCGCATCTGCCGGGTCCCTTATGCCGATTGGATTCGCCGCGGTTTCATTGAGGCGACCCCAGGCAATGCGATTGACCTGCGGGCCGTAAAACGGCGCATCCATTGGGGGCGCGAAGTATTCGATCTGCGCGAGATGCCCTTCGACCGCTACAATTTCCGCACCCAGGCGATGGAGTTGCAAGACGAGGGCGTGCCGGTCGTGGAAATCCAACAGAGCTTCCTGCACTTGAGCCATCCCACCAAGTTCCTGCTGAGCGCCTATGCCGATGGAAAGTTGCGGCACGGAAACAATCCGGTGCTCACCTGGATGGCTAGTTGCCTGCAGCTACAGTATGACCACAAGGATAACTGCCAGCCCTCAAAGCCCGAGCGCATGAAGTCGGCCAAGCGCATCGACGGTATCTCAGCGACGGTGACCGCGTTGAACCGGGCGCTTATGATTAAGCCACAGTACCGGAAATCCATTTTCGACGACGGCCCGGTAGTCATATGAAATCGAACCGAAACGAATCGGTGCTGGTATGTCTTGCAGGAAGAACGCGCCGACGCTCAAGGAGGCTGGCGAGCATTCGAGCCACTGGGGATTCGTCGTCGCCAAGATCATCATCGGCTCCGATGACCAGAACCACGATTCGCCCCCGCCGCGCGGCGTCATCCTCGATGCTCTGGCGCAACAACAAGCCTGCGATTGGTGCTCGCTTTTGCGGCTGAACTTGTGCCGGTCCAAGCATCAGCAGCCATAAGCCAGGCCAGCTTCATCGCCAGTCCTTCGCCATTGTCGGCTTTCGGCACAATTGCCTTGCCTTTCAAGCGGTTCGGAGTGATCCATGTGATGACCGCGAAGAGCGCGGAACAAAGGAGATACAAAATGACATTCACCATCGACAACGACAACAACATTACGGCGCACGGCACTGCTGAGGAGGCCGCCGCCGCAACCTCAACCCCCTTCGACAGCTTCAACAGCCAGCAGGAACTCGCGGAGCTTGTCAAGAGTTGGCCGGCGGAACGGCTGGTCGCCATCTGGAACAGCCTGCCTGGCGTCACGCCGACGAAGAAGTTCAAGGATCGTAACACGGCCATCCGCCGGATCTGGGAGCGCATTCAGGGGCTGGACGCGCCCGAGCAGCCGCAACCTGCGAAAGCGGCACGTAAGGCCAAGGGCGGCGCACGGTTGGCCA